GCTCTAATTAGGCCTCTAGTTGCCCAATAATTCCAACCCATTTGGGTTGGGGGGCCCAGTACCCACGTGTTTATAAACACCCGAGTTGCACCCGATCCGGACCCGGTCCAGGACCCGACTCCGCTCCTGCGGCAGTTGAAAATTTTCAGGTCCCGATCCGAGCAGAAGTTATAAAAGGTGGGGGAATAGTATTACCCCCACCTCTACTCACTGCTCACCCCTACCCTACAGCTTTTCACATGTCCCATTCTAACTGGTGTTTTACTTTAAATAATTATTCTCCCGTGGAGTTAATGCAATTAAAATATTTGGAAAATAACGCAGATGTGGTTTACATCGTTTTTCAAGAAGAGGAAGGAGAGGAAGGCACTCCGCACATTCAGGGCTATATTCAACTTGCGTCTAGAAAGAGAATTAGTGGAGTTAAAGCAATTGTTGGTGATCGCGCACATCTTGAACGTGCCAGAGGATCTCCAACACAGAACCGCACATATTGTACAAAGGAGGATACAAGACTTGGAGGCCCTTTTGAATTTGGAGCGATGAGAGGCCAGGGTAAGAGGAACGATTTACATGCTATTGTGGCAACCTCAATGGAGGAAGAACTGACAGACAAACTTATGTTCGCTGAATACCCTGATATATACGCGAAATATCCTAGATTCGTCACTCGTTTACGCTCGGCCGCACACGAGAGGAATGTTATCGCCACCCCCCTCATCGCCAGAGATGGCTGGCAGACAGAGCTGGTCCGCTTCCTCACCACCCCTCCTGATAGCCGCAAGGTTAGATGGTATGTCGACACGCATGGAAATACTGGAAAGAGCTATTTCGCAACACACTACCAGGATAAACGAACTTATATCATTACTGGGGGTCGATACGCAGACATCTTCATGGGCTTCAACTATGAGCCCATAGTCTTCTTCGACCTGGCAAGGTGTCGCCAGGAAAGCTGCCCTTATGAAGTCATGGAAACTTTCAAGAATGGGTACTTTTTATCAACGAAATACGAAGTACGACGCGTCAATTTTAATGTCCCACATGTCGTCGTCTTCGCCAATTTCGAACCCGACAGAACCCAATTATCCGCAGATCGATGGGATATACATTACATACACTCTCTCACTTCTTTACCTTAATAAAAAAAATATGCTATAAGTGATCGCCCACCGTCGACCTTTAGGTCGTTCGGGGGCGATGGATTAGGGTTAAGATTAGGGTTCTTAGGTTTTAGGGTTTAGGGTTTTAGGGTTTAGGGGTTAAGTTTATTAGGGTTAGGGTGTTATCCTACGGTGTGTACACCTGCGTATCCGTTTTCACCGGGTGCGTTTTCCCACATTAATGCATACTTCTTAGTCGTCTCAACACGTACGAAATCGGCCATGTCAACCGGTCCATCTTGATTATATGTAGGGTTTACTACAATTATTAAATCTTTGCATTTACCAGCTGCTAAGGACTGGTCGGACAAGTCAGTTTCTACGTTGACTTTCCCTTTGTAACCAGACATGGTGTAATTCATCTTTTCTTCAGAACGGAGTTGGACCCGTGTTTTCTTCAGAACCTTCCAGTACTTGCCCCACTTTGGGCAAGTCAATGGAGTTGCGCCGCTATTTCCAATAGTTTGCGCTAGTGTTGGATCAAGTGATGTTTGTCCTGTTGCTAAGCTAAATTGATTTGCATCGGCTAAACATTTCGCCCAGGTATCTGAGGCGGATAGTAAATTTATATCATTAATTTCACTTCGGGTAACGCATTCGTAAATGTCTACATAGAGTGTTTGCGTATGCACACTTTTAATAGCGATATTCAGACGACAGTTTTTAATGAAAAACTTCTCTTCGCGTAAATCACCGTATATCTTTGAACTTGCGGATGTACCAGTAGCGATAACATCCCTCATCTTCTTTAGATCAATAATAAATCTTCTTAGCCCTTGGGCGTCTTCGCCATAGCACCCTAGTCTACAATCAGTTGCACTATCTTTAATCATACTTAGAGGATGCTGATTGAATGCATCCGAAGCATAAGTCGCCGCATATATAACTTGTTGATGTGACTCTAGATACGTAATTAACTGGTCTTTGGCGGACAACTGGGCTTTTTCAACCTTATGGACGAATTTGTTCCATCTTTTCTTTTTCTTGGACAAACGTCCCCCATACTTTGCTGTTCTTACGTTAGTTTGCGTAGTAAGTGTTTTAGGACCGGTAGCTCGCTTCTTGATGGTCCTATATGGCATACTGCCACGTCTTTTTCGCTTGAGGCCTTTATAAGCCATGTATGCTCCTCCTGCGTATTTAAGTGCTTGAGCTCCGCGAACTGCTAAATATGCTGGTCCTCCTACTGTCGAGTAAGCTGCGTGTTCACCTGCTGCTCTAATTAGGCCTCTAGTTGCCCAATAATTCCAACCCATTTGGGTTGGGGGGCCCAGTACCCACGTGTTTATAAACACCCGAGTTGCACCCGATCCG